GATTTGAAGGCGACCATCTCATTGTCGATGCCGTTGTTGATGACGCTGTTCTGGTCCATTCGCAGACACAGCTCGACCCGCCCGAATGGGGGCCTGCCTTGTGCCGAGGCACCCTCTACTTTTCGGATGAAGACCTGATCCCAGCGACCGATGCTGAACTCAGAGTTCTCCTCACCGATAGGGTCGATGACTGGGCACCAGTCGACACGTCGGATTGGGACGACTGATTCCCGCGAGCTTCGCAACGCCGACGACTACGACGACTGGGAGTACGGCACAGAACCAATCCCCGGCGATACGCACTGGGTCCGGGCTCGCACCTTGACCCAGCTGTATCGCCACCTTATCTATGTGTTTGCCACCAGCGACACGATCAGCTCCACCCACCTAGCCCAGCTGGCCATCTACGAGATTCTTAAGTTGAGACTTACGGATCTCACCCGAATGCGCCAGCAGGATCCAAACTTTTTTGCATGACTTCCAATGACTTCTGATTTTCAAACAGCAAAATTTAATCTGGCGATGCAGCAAATCCATTCCAACTGGTACGACCATCTTGATCAGGTAAAAGCTGCCATGCGCCAAGAAGCTGCTGCGTGGGCTGTGCGTAGCGATTACGGCTGGGACGGTGACGATGGCGGCGAGTGGGGTCCAAACCCGCTTGCCCCTGGTGAAGACATCCTTGCAAACCAGTGGGAAGACACTTTGGGACTGCCTTTTCCTGAGGACTTTGATTACACAGACTCTTACGTGTACGAGCTGATGCTGGTCATTGGTAAGTACAAGCACGATCCAGTCGTTATGGCGCATATGGTGGCATTACGGGCTGCCGATTACCTTGGTGCTATCGGGCAGCCCACTCTTGGGACAATCCGAGGCAAATTGCGCAATTCCTACGTCGTTGAACACGCCGATGACTGAGACTTCCGTTCCCTTCTACCGCTCTTACCTGCTAAACGGCAAAACCATTTACCTGGATAAGTTGTCCGAGCTGTCCGATGCTGAGCTGCACATGCTCAATATCGACACCATGGCGGCGCTCCAGGATGCTCGGCATGAGTACGACGGCATTGAGAATAAGCAGTCCGACGAGGCTGGGCCGGCATACCGCAGGTTGAAGGTGGCCGGCTATTTCCAAGCTGCGATCAAGCTGGAGCTTGAGAACGGCTGATTCCTTACTACACTGCACCCGTTCCAACCTATGAACATGTACATCCTTTCGGAAGCTCAGTTCGATCAAATCATCAAAGCGCTCGACGATGCTCGTTTTGCTCTTGATACGTGCCAGCGGATTGACTTGGATCTGACTAGCCCCAAGCAGACTGTTGCGCTCACCCCTACTGAAGGGGCTGTACGTACAAAAGGCGTACAGAAGCCGAAGTCTCAAGTTAAGACCCGTAAGTCCAGCCGCAAGGGGCAGCGTGGGGTTTCGGTGTTGACGGAGCCCAAGGTGCTGGAAATCAAGCGCCAGTTGGCTGCTGGTGATAAGTCGGTCGCCAAGATTGCTCGCGAGTACGGCGTCCACGTCACCACCATCAACTGCATTAAATGGGGTAAGACCTGGAAGAACGTTCAGCTCCAGCAGGCTGAGGTGGCTGCAGCCTGATGGCGATTCTCAGCGATCACGAGATTCACAATCTTGCTACGCGGCGTCTTCTGGTGGAGCCGTACCACCAGGAGCTGGTGAATCCAGCGAGTCTTGACGTGAGACTCGGTGAGAATTTGCTGGTGGAGCTGCCGACGACGACTTCACTCGTTCCGTATTCCATTGCGGGGCACTCGAAGGAAAAGCCGTTCATGCTCCAGCCGCATGAGTTCGTGCTCGCGGAGACGCTTGAGGAGTTCAGGCTGCCCGACTGTATTGCTGGGCAGCTTGCTCTCAAGTCTTCTAGGGCTAGGGAGGGAATCGAGCATCTTCTTGCTGGTTACATCGACCCTGGCTACAAGGGTAGGTTGACATTGGAACTGCAAAATGCACGTTCCATGCACCCTGTTGCGTTGTGGCCGGGTATGAGGATCGCACAGATTGTGTTTCACAAGATGTCGATGTTGCCTGGTAAGGATTACTCGAAGACTGGCCGTTATCACGGCGACACTGCTGTTCAGGGGTCCAAAGGATGAACGATCAGGTCTACGCGCCAGCGCATTACACCGCTGGAAAGTTTGAGGTGATTGAGGTGCTGGACGATTGGGTGCAGCACGCTCCAGATGCTGTTGTTGGTGCGTACCAGTGGCAGTGTTTGAAGTATCTCAGCCGTATGTGGCTTAAGAAGGATCCGCTTGAGGATGCTGAAAAAGCCCGGTGGTATCTGACGCGGTTGATCAACACCTTGTCTGTGGCTCCCTATAAGGAGTGATGAGGCACTGGTGGCGGGTTATCGCTAAGGCCTTGGGAGAGAAGGCGCACCAGCATGATCGGATCGCGGATCAGGTTGCGATGGTGCGCTTTTTTATCCTCATGGCCTACATGGCTACAAACATTTTCATTTGTTCAGGAGTTATTCGGCACTGGAATGACTGATTACTGCACGCACACTTTCAGGAAAATTATTTCGACGTACAGGTGGGCCAATGGCTCCACGATCAGGTCGTATCGGTTGCGGTGTAAGTGCTGCGGGTATCGCTGGAGCCTTCACTACGACACCGTGCTCAAGCAAGAGGTTCAGGTCTCGAAGATGTCGGACCATCGGCCGCTGAACCAGAAGCGGTTTACACCGACAGAGGTTCGCACCATCCTTACGGATTCGAGGAGTGGGGCGGAGCTGGCCGAATTCTTTGGTGTTACGCACCAGTCGATTAGTCAGGTGCGGACGGGTAAGTCGTACAGCGATCTGTGGCCGGAGTTGCCGAGGAGAGGTACGCCTGGCGCCAAACCTGAGCCGGTCAAAAAGGAGGTGATGGAGTCCAAGCTCCTCAACTGCCGCACTTGTACGCATTGGTGGCAGAAGCACTGCAGCTTGGATGTTCCAGAAGCGGGTGGGACTTTTGCCGAGGATTGCTCTTTTTACCAAGTTGATGACTGATGGCTATTTCGATCAACAGCAGACCGTGCCAGTTGTGCGGTAAGTCCACAACAAATGCCGTTTTGTGCGGGCGGTGTTACCGCTCCAGTCCGGCAGGTAAGGCGGAGTTGCGCTTGGAGCGGTTGCGCCAGAAGCTGCGGCCAGTCGAAGGTGGAGGACTATGCAGTGAGTGCATACATTGGCAGCACCGCTGCACGCTTGGGATTCCCGAGGGTGGGACACTTTTGGCGCATTTGTGTGCTGTACGCGAGGTTGGCAGTCTGCTAGAGTAGTAGGGTAAAGTTGCCCTACCAGGCGTGGACTTTCTTCAAGGCATCGAGCACCTCCACACGCTCGACGACGAAAGGCTTATTGCGTTTGACTCTGAGACAACGCAGCTCCAGCCCAAGATGGGCGGAATGCGGCTACTGCAGTTGGGTGCTCCAGGCAAGTTGCCTGTGGTGCTCGACTGCTTTGCCTTGGATGACAACGACTGGATCGAGGTTGAGGAGTTCTTCAACGTGGAGCGCACTTGGGTGGCCCACAACGCTGTTTTTGATCTTGGCTGGCTCCAGGAACACGAAATTTATCCGGCGGGCAAGGTTTTATGCACCATGCTGGCTAGCCGGATTCTCACCAATGGTTTGGCCAATGTGAAGCACGGGCTCCAACACTTGGTGAGGCGTTACCTGCATGAGGATATTTCTAAGGAGGAGCAGAAGAGTGACTGGTCGGGCGATCTGACCGAAAGCCAGCTGCAGTACGCGGCGAAAGATGTGCTGGTGCTGCTTGATTTGTACGAGCAGATCCAGCAGCGGATGGCGACAGGTGGGCTGTATCCGGCGTGGTATCTGGAGTGCAATGCGCTGCCGGCGATGGCGCAGTTGTGGCGAACGGGCCTTCCCTTTGATAAAGAATCACTAGAAAAGTTGATCGAAGATCTTGACATTGAACACCACGAAGTTGGTGATCAGTTTATTGAAGATTTTGATGCTGCTTTACCCCAAGGGCACAAGCTTTGCCGTGGAATAGATGGGAACATTTTGTACCAGACGAAGCCGGGGCCTAAAGGTAAAAAAGTTGACCCGGATGTTTTTAATCTCAATAGCCCGGCGCAGCTGCTCAAAAAGTTCACCGCTTTGCTGGGGCAGGCGCCGATGGATGCCAAGAGCAATAAGCCCAGTGCAAGCAAGCTGGCGCTCCAGGAATATGTAGGTGACCACAAGGTTGTGGCTGACTATTTGAGATGGAAACGGGTGGAAAAACGTCGGCAGATGGCTGAAACTTTGTTGAAGAATCTTGCTCCAGATGGTTTTATTCGTGCC